CGGTATTCACGGGCCAGAGGTAGATGGTGGGGAACCCCGTGGTGGGATCTATATTGAAATCCGGATAAACCTCGTCAGGAGTTACCGCCGCAGCCGCGAGATCATTATGGGCATAGTAGCGATCCGCATTGACGATATCGATCTCATTGCGGCTTCCATCAGAGGCGATAATGAAGGCGCGGTAGATCTTCCCTGGAACTACGGCTACAAAAGAGCCAGTGGGCCCGATGGTGTAACTGGCGGTTGCCGCTAGCAGCGCCTTGGTGATTGAGACTTCGGCGTAAATCAGGCCCTCATCGATACCCCATGCGTTCCACATGGAGTTGAGTTCGTTGAGCGCGGCCTGAGACTCGGAGGCAGAAGGCGTACCCCCGAGTTCGTTGATGCCCAGGATTTCCAGGGCGCTATTGATGATGGCCTGTCCTGTAGGCAATGCGCCCTCCTTAGGCTATTTCTTGGGATCAGTCAACATCGCTTCGATGACTTCGAGGCGTTCCCGCGTCTTGGCGTTCTCATCGCGCAGGCGGGCCAGTTCGCCGTCCTTTTCCTTCAATTCCTGCTGCAATGCGGCCTTTTCCTGGCGCGGGTCTTCGAGCTGTACCTGGGCGCGGGGATAGGGCTCGGCGCGATAGCCGCGCCTCAGGAGTCCATCCAGTTCTTCCTGGTTCTGCGCCACGGCTTCGCCGGGTTCGCAGGTGCCCACCGCTGGCTTCCGTTCGGCGTGGTAGACCATCACGGGAAATGACTGATGAACGTAAGGCATGCGCGGATCATCCTTGTCTACGGGCACGTTTTTATTGCCTCTCTCATCCACGGTATCGATACCGGAGATATTGAGAAGCTGACCGGCTTCTTCCTGATGGTGCCGGGTAAACTTGGCGAGGCTCTCTTTGAGCCCCCCGGTTCGCATGTCGCCCCGGTATGCCTGAATAACTGCCATATCTTCCTCCTGTTCGACTGTTCTTGAGTAGGGCGCAGGAATCTGGATTATCCGCATCTTGCGCCCCCTCTTTTATTTACACGTAACTAGGCGTGAACTTTCCGTCTACCGAACTCCAGGTAAACGTAAGCGTCCGATTGACCACTGCCGTTCCAGCCAATGCAATGTTGGTGGCCGTAGTCCAAGTGAAGGTCCCATCCGGGATGACCGAGAACGATCCGCCCGTGAAGCCCACAGGCAGAGTGAATCCAGTAATAGCCAGATTGCCCGTGATATGGAACAGAGGCCCGGAAGGGGTTACCAGCCCAGCAGCCGAAGCCACTGCCGCAGTGACGCCCTTATTGGGGGATGGATTGTTAAATCCGGGAACCCACAGGCCAGCAGTATCTGCCGAAAGCAGCCACTGATTGCCGTTGGTGACGTTGATCCAAGGGATAATCGGCACGTTGGCGGCGGCAACCGCACCCACCGGATCAAACTCGAAGAACGACGGGCCGAGGCCAATCGCTTCATTCGCCGGGGATTGTCCGATGATGACATAGGCCCCGGATACGAAGGCTTGGCGGAACAGCGAATTGCGGGTTACGCTGATCGCTGTACCGTTGAGGCCGGGATTGATGTCCATCAACTCGCCCTTGGTGGTTTCCGGGTTGATGACGTACAGCTTCTGCATGATGCCCCCGGATTGCGGAGCATACATGCCAGCGGCAGAGGCCACGTTGATGACCGAGGCGTTTAGCGTAACAGCGGCTGAAAGAGTGGTGGAAGTCAATGCTGTGCTCATAGTGTCTCCTTAGCCGTAGATGACGCCCGCCATGTAATCCGCGTATTGCGCCGCGAATCCATAGATAACGTCCATTCTTTCTGTTTCATAGCCCTGATAGGGGCCCGAGGATTGCCATTGCCGGATCGAGCGGATGTAGATGCCGGGAGCGCCATCTTCCGCGCCGCCCATCACTTCGCATTCGACGTTATTGGGACGGTGCAGCTTGATGAAGGCTGCGGTGTAGGCGTCCTTCTGGAGATAGAACGCGGTGTTGACTTGCTGGCCGGTAGAGCCCTGGATGGTGATGAGGGCGTTATCGGCAGGCGAGTTGGATGCATTCTGGAACTGGCCCGAGGGGATCAGCGGCGGATAGATCGAGAAGGTGGCCGCGCCCGTGGTGTCGGTCACCGCGGCGGTGATGACGAACTGCAGCAGGTTTTGGGTGCCGGTATAGGCGGTATGGAGTCCCGAGGGATTGACCTTGTAGACGCCCGCAATGGTAAACCGATCACCGGGATTGAGCGCCAAGCTGCCCGAGGTCCAGGTATCGGTAATCAGGCTGGTGCCCGACTGGTTCGCGCCATTGACCTGACCCGCGCCTAAGTAGGTCCCAACCGTGAAGGCCGGAATCTGCTCATCGCGCATGAAGTCGAACCCGGCATAACGTCCGACGACGCCGGTAAGATACTGCTTACCGATGACATCGGAGGGGTTAAATAGGGTCTGTCCCAGGCCCACCATGTTCTGCTCGTAGTCCGAGGTCCAGATCACGGAACGGTCATTATCGGGAGCGAGCAGCTTGTTTAAGCTGGTGCGCGCCTGATTGTATGTCGCGGTAGTCGTCGGCAGGGTGCCGGGAGTTCCCACGAAGTTGGGGGCCGTGGTCTGAATGAACGCCGCCGCGTCCGCGTCGATCTGGTTCGCAATCATCAGAGCCATCGGGCGGATGTACTCTTCTTTGAACCGCGGCATATCCAGGAACAGGGATTCATCCGTGTCGTTATAGATGAAGTCCCCGCCGCGCCAGTAGGAGATGGACAGCGGTACGGTGGTCTGGACGATGGGTTCGGGTTGGAAGGCTTGCCCGCTGCGGCCCTGAGGACGCCACGGACGTTTGATCTGGAGCGTGGTCCCAATGGGAGTGCTCTGCTGGAAATAAGTCTGATGCTCCCGCCCAATCGAGCGAATAATCGCCAGATTGTTGTACAGCATGCGCAGAGCTTCAGCCGTCACTTCCAGTCTTACTGGAACTGAGTTAATGGGCATTCCTCACCTCGGCTAAAGGATGGCCGGGTATCTTGGGGAATGCTGTTTAGGGGATCAACCGCGCTGGCGTTGCCGCTCGCGCATGTTTTCGCGTTCCATCCACGCCGCAGAACCTATTCTGGGCTCGTCAGGCGGTGCGGAACCTCCCCGAGCAGCGACTTCCGTCGATGGCCTCGGCTTGCTGGCATCTCGCTCAGCTGAGTTCCGCCCGGCTTTCGCCTCTGCGGGGTGCGTGCGGTCTTTAAGAGTTTCCTCTACGGCTTGCGCGGCCTTGGTGCTCTTGGGCTCATCGATACTATACATCTTTTCGATACGCCCTTCAAGTCTTGAGAATTGACGGATTTGCGAATTTGGGTCCGCAGTCAGATCGAGCATCTTCTGAAGCTCATCCGGGTGTTTGGCAAAATGGTACAGAACGCGAGCTTTCATGTCGCTTGATGCTATCAGCCCCATGAGCGTTGGATGGTCTTCAACGGTCCACTCAATAGCGTCTTCGTCTTCGGCTGCGGCCTTCGCCACCTCATCCCAATCCGGGATTTCCTTGATATCATCAGCAGCCTTGGCATCCATCGAGCGCAGGTGCGCTTCCCATTGCTCGCGCTGCTCTTTGGCGCTGGCGTCTTCCTTGACCTTGCCGACAACTTTAGAGGCTTCCTGGCGGGCATCCCAGCGCCCCAGTGCGCGGTTATACTCTGCGTCCGTAGAGTAGGCCGAGCGCTGAGGCTCCGGGTCATCCGTCCCCTTCGGAGGAGAGGGATCGGATTTGGTCCCCATCTTATCAAGAATTTGCTGTAGCGCTTCAGCACGGCCTTTCCATTCGGCAGCTTCCTCGAAAGCCTTGAGCCTGCGCCTGTCAGACCGGGAGATGCGCTTTTCGCGGTCCTCGTCACCTTCCGAGGCGGTAGTTGTAGCCTCTTTGGTCTTTTCCGCTTCCTTGATGGGTGGAACTATGGGCTTGCCGTTGCGCGCGGCCTGATCCTTTTCATTGGCCTGCTGCTGGTAGGCCACCACGTCAAATTTGGGCGTTTCTGTCTGTTGCTCGG